GCTGTTCAGCAAGTAAATTTCACCTGGACGCTTGGGCTTGGTGTTCCAGTATACCTCGCCATGCCAATCCAGTTTATCAGCAATCATCTGCACATAGTCCTTGATTTTGATGGGGTTGTCTGGTCCAATACACAGGATCTCTCCTTGTACTTTGTCTGGGTTTTCAATAACCGCTTGCCATGCATCAAGCAAATCATCAATGTAGATAAAGTTACGATATGGTTCACCATAACCCAAATTGACTTCACGATCGTTAGTCATCATCTGATAGATAATTTGTTCGGTTACAAAGAAGTTGTTGTCCTTTCTACCATAAGCGTTCGTCTGTCGGATAGCTGTGAAGGGGAGGCCATAACTACGGTGTGCATATTCGAGATATTTTTCACAACCATATTTTGCAACAGCATAGGGAGCATTAGGGTTAGGAGCAGTCTCTTCGGTGAATGCTGGAATGTTGTCGGGGTCTTCTTCATTTTCTCTAATTACATCACTGATGGGTTGCCAGCCATACACTTCCATGGTGCTAGCAAACACAAAGTTTTTCAAGTTTGTTAATTCTCGTGCACACTCAATCAGGTTAACTGTGCCCGTGTAGTTAATGTCACTAAAGGTAATCTGCTCATAAAAGCTCTGCTCAACTTCTGTGCGAGCTGCTAAATGAATGATTAGCTCTGGATCTATCCGTAATAGCTGATTGCGTACTGCTTGATGATCTCTGAGATCGTGTTCAAGATAGTACAGCTCGTGATTGTCTTTCAATCGCTCAATAATATGTGAGCCAATAAAACCGTTGTGTCCTGTAATAAAAATTTTCATGTTATCTCTCTTTTTTTATGATTCCAGTAATCTGCATAGTATATCTGTCGGTGAATCCCAAATTACCCACCGTGTGTATTACTCCGGGATACAGTAACACATAGTCGCCTTTACGATAGTCTCCGACACCAATGTTGCCCACATCCAAGAAATGACCTATTTGTTTATCCTGTAAGAATATATTTACTCTCACAATTTCTGAATCGTGGATATCTAGGTCGTTCTCTTTTACATATTGCTTGAGTCTGTAGAGTGTATCAGCATGGGGTGCAATAAATTGTCCTGGCTCCAACTTGTTAACTGTAACAGTTGCATGCCCTACCCAATCAAACAGCTTTTTAACTTTTTGTGTCCACTTGGGGCACGCTTTACCAAATGATTGATGTACATTTGTGGTGCCAGGTATGTAGTTAGGTGCAGTAATGCCCAACTCGTCCCACAGTCCGTTTCCATGGGGCACATCGTTTACTTCATCAAATTCAATATCCCTAAGCATATCGTCAGTGATAAAACTTAAATCTACATGTCCTTTAATCACAGTAGCTCTCCAATGTTCCTCGACGGCGTAGGTCCAGGGTCGCACAATGGATTCCTCCACTCAGCGTCATAGCATGACGGAACTGTACTGGTACACAGTCAATGCCATGCTTTTCCAGTTCACGCATAAGCGGTGCTTGTGCATCATCGCATATAACTGTGTTTTGATCTACGCTCAGTATATTCATACCAATATATGGTGAGCAGGGTGCAGGGTAACCATCAATAGCATTACCTCTGGCTACGCAATCTTCAAAATAAATTTTATCCCAATTCTTGAAGATCTCAGGACAATTCTGCTCATTTACTCTGGTGCTGTTAAGCAATACTAGTCCTGGTCGCAACGGAACAATTGTGCTGTCAAAGTGTGCAAAGCTATATAGCTCGCTATAATGTAACTTATAACCCATGGGCTCTAGTAGTCGCTTAAGCCACTTAAATCCTTTCATGTTACCACTGTTGCTGACTTGATACAATAAGTCGCGGCCCACTCGCACAACATTGGGTGCATCAAAGCAAATCTCATTGTCTAGCAGTGTGGGCTTACTTAAATCGTCAAACTGGTAATCCTGATCTGTTAGCTTGGGCTTAGGTGCTTGCATCCACAATGCACCATCTTCAAATGCTTCGTACATGATATCTTCATAAATTCTGGTTTCAAAGTAGCGTGCACGAACCGGGGTAGGAGTCTCAATGAGCATATCGCCCAATGGTAAGATAAGATCTCTAGGGCACCAACTGTACCACCCCTTGCTTTCCCATCCCTGACCAATATTGTATGTGGTTTCTTCCCAGTTGATTGGCTTGGGGCGATGTACCTTGATTCCCATCTTGGTGAGGGTGTTTGCCAGTCCATCAGCATCCTCATTTGCTTCGTCAATTAGCCATTGTGGGTATGGACCAGCTGGAGGCAGCTCTGCTTCAGAACAGGTAGCATAACTAAAACTTCTAGCTGATACGTCTGTGGCAATGCGGCTATGGTCAGCACGGCCCACTATTATTTCTTCCAACGGATCCCAGTCATTATGTGAATTAACTATCATTTTCTACCTTGTGTTTTAATTGTTGTGCTATACATATGCGATTGTTTAAGGGTATACCGCGGTTAAATTCTATATCTTTTTCATCAGTGCTTATACCAAAAATCACCGTGTCTGTCACATAGATGTCAAGCTCGTTGCATACCTCATGATGGGCATTTCCATATTTTTCCCACATGTAATCAGGCGAGAAGTTTTCCATGTAATGCAGACCCAAGCTCATGCTGTATTTGTTCTGCATGTTAACTTCGTTTAACATGCTGATGCCGTCATCAGCATAGTCCCTGGTAAATCTAATACCCACTCGATGATTTTCTAATGTGTGGAACGGTTTACTAAGGCTGCATGTTACTTCCTTAACACACGCCCATTTGGTCAAGTCCAAATGAACATTTTTTGCAATGCCCCAATAAGCCAAATCCAAACACACTGGTATGTCAAATTCTGTACACATGTGCATTAGGATATCAAACTCAGGATGCAGTGTACCATAGTCACTGAACGGTACGCTTATCAAAAGTGCATGTAAGTCACTACCGTACAAAAAATCTGGATGCACGAATTTTAATTCTTTGAACTCTGCGTGCTTGGATATACATCTATGATACTGAAAGTCACCCACAAGTGTGGTAATAATCCTATCCTTACAGTGCTTGAGAACAAAATTATCAAACACCTGGCTGGTTCCTTGCGTATAATCAGCATGAGGGAACTGGTCTAATCCGGTGATGCTTTTGAGATTGGTAAACGTTAGCCAGTTTTTCCACACATCTGCATACTCGTCAAGTGTCACATCTGCATATTGATGCTGATGATACCAGTCAGAAATCGTGTTGTCCTGTATAGGTCTCGCACCGCGAGTCGCTTTGATCATGTAATGTCCTGTGTGTTTACCACTACTATTTATTATGGTTTAAATCTGTTGAATCCGTATTCCGATAAATAGTGTGTAACAACGGAGAAAAGTATGCCACGTTTAAGTTTATGGAACCCTGTTAAGCGTAACGATTTCAATTTTATTGATCGTATTGTTGCCGAGCATATCTATGCGGGTGGCACAGGTGTTCATATCCACAGATATTTGGGTGTTCAGGAAACACCAGAATCTGGCGACCCTACTCGTCCTAGCACAGGCGGCAGTGACAGTGAGGTATTCATTCAGGACTTACTGTTTTTAGAAAACCGTGATCGCAAGTATGACAAAAACATATACGAGCTTCGCGGGCAATACAATATGACTGACAACGACTTTGATTTGACACAATTTGGTGCATTCTTGAGTAGTGACACAGTGTACATGAACTTTCATATTGAAAGCATGGTAGAGGCGGTGGGAAGAAAACTCATGCCAGGTGATGTATTGGAATTGCCGCATTTACGGGACGACTTACTATTGGGTAGTGACGATGCTGTTAATAGATTTTATGTAGTACAAGAAGGTTCCCGTCCTGCCGAGGGTTTTGACCCAGGCTGGTGGCCGCACTTGTGGCGTGTCAAACTTGGACCAATCAGTGACAGCCAAGAATACCGTGACATATTGGGCACAGGTGACGAAGAAGAAGATTTGCGCAATCTGATCAGTAAGTACAAAAACGAGATCACTATAAACGATAAATTGCTTGAGCAAGCGGAACGTGATGTTAGTAATGATCCGCAATACCGTAACAGTGCACACTTGTACTTTGATGCGGGTGTACCTGATAAACCCGCGATTGGGTTTGAGTTTGGTTACGGTGGCGGTGCGCCAAACGGTGCGCAAATTGTGGGTAGCGGATCAAGTTTCCCCACAACAAGTGTGGAAGATGGTGACTACTTTCTGCGTACAGATTTTACTCCGCACAGATTATTCCGTAAGAACGGCACACGCTGGGCGAGAGTTAGTGATGATAACACATTTAATTGGGCAGCAGCCAACAGAGCATTAACGTCTTACATCAACAATGATGACTTTAGCATTAACACTGACGGCGAAGTTACCCCAGAAAAAACAAACTTAAGTAAAGTTGTTAAACCTAAAACAGACGAATAGGAATTGAAATGAACAGAGAAGCAGTATTTGAACAACTAAAAATTGATGAAGGAGTTGTTTATGAAATTTACGAAGACCATTTGGGCTACCCAACTTTTGGAGTTGGTCACCTGGTACTAGACAGCGATCCAGAGCATGGTGAAGCGATTGGTACGCCAGTTTCAGAAGACAGAGTCAAAGAGTGCTTTGATCGTGACCTCGACACAGCAATCTCAGAGTGTGTTGTACTATACGGTGACGCATGGGAAGGTTTCCCTGGTGAAGTCCAAGAGGTGCTCGTCAACATGCTGTTCAACCTTGGACGTCCACGTTTGAGTAAGTTTAAGAATTTTAATGCTAAACTTGTTGAAGGTGATTACGCTGGTGCAGCACCAGAGGGATTGGACTCACTGTGGGCACGTCAAGTTGGTCCACGAGCTAATCGCTTGATGGAAAGATTGGAAAATATTTAATGAGTGATATCAAAGTAAAGGAAGTTTCAAATCCAGTCGAAGGCGAATTTACTTTGAGTCAAACTGGAGAATTAGTTCAGTATAAAAATGGCAAATGGGTATTAGTAGATGGTGGGTAAAAATCTAGATTACTGGTATGATGAGCAGATTAAACGTTATCTGTTGCAGTTAGTAAGAGTATTCTCAAACTTTAGTGTAAAGGAATACACCAGCAGCGGCGTAAACTATAATCGTGTTCCGTGTCGATATGCTGACGCAAGCCGAATGGTTTCACTTATTTTGAAAAATAATAGTGAAAATACACTCAACAATGTGCCACAAATTACAGTGGGTGTGCAGACCTTACAGCCTGCAAGAGACCGTGCACAAGATCCGTTTTTACAGGATGTTCAGCAGGTTGCTGAGCGTGAGTGGGACGCACAAAGCGGCGTATATACCAGTGAGCAGGGCAACTTATACACTACCAAACGATATATGCCTGTGCCATATAATTTGACAATACAAGTAGACATTTGGACGTCTAATACTGATACTAAGCTCCAACTATTAGAACAAATACTGGTGTTGTTTAATCCCAGTATACAATTACAAAGTAACGACAACCCGCTGGATTGGAGCAGTGTATTTGAAGTTGAGATGACTGACATACAGTGGAGCAGCAGAAGTTTACCGCAGGGCGTAGATGAGCAGTTGGATATCGCTACACTTACGTTTGCTGTACCAATTTGGATTTCACCGCCTGCTAAAGTTCAGAGACAAAAAATTATCCAGCAAATTGTGAATGATATATACAACACCAAGAGTATCGCAGATCTGGGATATGACCAGGCATACTATGACTTCTTTGGTTCCCTACAGGAAGATTCACAAATTATTGTTTCACCTGGAGATTTTAATGTTGCTGTTGACGGCAATTCTGCTACGCTAGTTAAGGCCAGTGGAACACCACTAGTGTGGCAGGACTTGATTGAAATGCAAGGAGAGCTATCAGATGTAAGTAGGCTTGAGCTAAACATTAGCTCAGATATTACTGAGCGTGATGTTATAGTGACTGGTCGAGTAGATCCCAATCCAATTGACCCCACTAAGCTGATATTTAATCTTGATACAGAAACGTTGCCCAGTAACACACTGAACGATGTTAATAAAATTATAGACCCCAGGGCAAGCCGTCCTGACAACGGTCTACCATCAGCAGCAACAGGTCAGCGATATCTGATCACTGAAAACATATCTGTTGATTATACTGAATGGGGCATAGATGCAGCGGCGAATGATATTATTGAGTTTAACGGTACTGACTGGATTATAACATTTAACAGTACTGCTATCGACGAGCAGGAGTGGGTAACAAATATTTTTACTAGTCAGCAATATAGGTGGACTGGTGAGGAATGGATAAGTAGTTGGCAGGGTACTTACAACCCAGGTTTCTGGAGACTTATACTGTAATGAAACAAAGTGTAGTGGCTGCTGGTGTTATATTTTTAGCACTTGATACAAAAAGATGCCTATTGCAATTGCGCAACAGCGATAAAAAATTCAAAAACACTTGGGGGTTTTTTGGCGGCTTGTGTGATAAGGGCGAGACACCGTACGAAGCGTTACAGCGTGAACTCAAAGAAGAAATCGGGTTCATGCCTGAGTTAAACAAATTAAACCCTATAGATATTTACGAAAGTAAAGATAAAAATTTTTACTATTATAGTTTTGCTGCTGTGGTAGAAAAAGAGTTTACTCCCAGTTTGAATGACGAAAGTGCAGGGTATGCCTGGGTCAACATAGGACGCTGGCCGCAGCCTATGCATCAAGGAGCTAAAGTTACCCTAGGAAAAAACAAAGGAACATACAAGCTAGAAAAGATATTAGATTTTCATAGTTGAGGTAGGACGTGGAAAATCAAGATATTATTAGCTTTAAGTGTGTTCGAATTCAGGGTGAGTTGGATAGATTCCAGCGAAGTAACGTGATTCCCAGAGACTTAGTTGAGGGTGCGTATTCTATCGACGATATACACGAATGCATGCCCAACTTTAGCAAAAAGCATCAGCGCATTGCCAGTAAGTTGATTGATGCGTACACAGTGAATATGAAGAAGCATCTGGATGAAATCAAAGTCTCCTTACGAACAGAGTATAGCATCGTAATAGAGAGTTTAGAAACAAACAATGCAGATTTTAAGTTTCCAACCATAATGCACAGGTACAGACCTGACCTTAATCCAATAACAGCCATATACTATGACTGCCGTGAATTAATGCGAAAGTTTAATGCAGCGGATCCCAGGCATGAATGGTTGTTGGGGTTGTTGCAGGATAGAGAGTTTTCAAATCGTATGACCGATGCATTAAGCAAGGATATTATACGCTTGGAAAGGATTATTAGTCGCTATTATTGGCCCATGCACAAATTAAGTAACCACATTCCGTTAGAGTTGTTCCATGCTAGGAAACTCACCACTGACTTTAAACACTATATAACAATGTTTTCCAGTATATTAGAGTGGGAGCCAAACTAAGCGGCAAGGCATAAGCACTATACCGCTAATAGTTTACTCAACGTCGTTGAGCGGGTTTGCCAAA